TACACTACCCGCAAAACCATTATCCACAGAAGATGCTATTTTAACACCATCTCTATATACTACACGATCTCTATCAGCAGCTCCACTATCATGTCCTGCATATGTTACAACCCAATGATACCACCTACCTACTTCCATTTCATGATTTGCATTGTCTTTTTTATTATTACCAACAGATGTTTGATATTTGGTAGCACTTCTAATACCAAAGAACCACATTGAGTCATCGTCAGGTTTTCTACCTAATGCAAACATACGAGTTCCCAGTTCAAGTGGTTTAACCCAATAAGAAACAGTAAATCCTTGATTAAGATTATAGTCATCTGGATCAAATGTAGTTGATACATAATTTCCTGTTGCAACAAGTGCATTTGTGTCACCGGTAAATTCTATTGACTTAGTAAGTGACCATTCAGTAGTAGGTACATCTCCACCATATCCTTTCCTACCTCTGAGTTCATATCTGTTTTTGTCTATTACATAATTATATTCTTGAAATATTTTTTTAGCTAAACTTTCATTTATTTGAAACAAGTAATTACTTTCTGGTATCTCTAGCCAACTCATCCAATCTAATTTTACATTTCCTTGTTTTTGTCTTGATACTTCTACTAATGTTGGAATTAACTTTGTGCTATCTACAATGTTCATTTTTTTAATTTTATCTTCGTATAGTTTTTTTGTATTAAAAGCAGTTTTACTTGTTAGCCATTGTGATTCTAACTCTTGTTTTAAATTTTCAATAATTTTATCTTTTTCTTCTAACTCTTTTTTATGTTGCTCATTAATATTTAACAACCCATGCGTTTTATTTGAATTAAACATTTCATTTAGTTTTTCTTTATCCACTTCTTTCTTATCTGTAGATGGAGAAACTCCAAATCTTTTCTTTAATAAATCTAAACTCATTATCTAGGCCTTTCTTCTATTTGTAATGATGACATTCTACTTCTATGAGCAGTCGCTTTTATTTGGTGTTTGTAATTAGGGTGCCCAACAAATAATTGTGGTTCTGTAGTTCCATTTATTTCCCAATAATGGTTATTCCAATCTACAATGTCACCGGATTCAGGATAAAAGTTAAGTGAACCACTTGAAAGATTTTCTCGTTGGAAATACATTTCAATATCAGCGTTTAAATCCGCCCCAAACTCATCTTGATTTACCTCAGGTTCATTATATAAAATTAAACAATTAACTCTGAATCCTATATCGTAATATTTTGTTGTCGATTCACCATAAATATTATCATCTGTTCTTTCTACATTTACTTTATAGATATCAACCGATTGTCCGACAATCTCATCAATCAATTCTTCATTCATAGCATTGATTAAATCAAATTCTTTTTGTGGTACAAAAAATGGTTTTGTTTGTGACATCTAATTACTCCTAAACACTAGCTATAAATAATTCTACATCTACCGTATTAGTTCCAGAATCTACAACTATACTCGCCAAATCTTCAAAACTTGCAAATGCAGGGCTTGTATCCTCTTCACCTAACATAAAATCATTAGGGGGGCCAAACACTAAACTATGACCAGCAGCTACAACAAATTGAGCATTATCACTAGCCCCAACCATAGCGACATTTATTGAATTACTATCATCAAGATTTGTCAATCTTATATATCTTACATCTTCTACATCAAACGCTTGAACACTTGTACTAACTGCAGCTGCGAATGTAGCGATAGTGGTGTCACCACTAGCTGGAATTGTAATAATTCTTTTAGATACTTCATTAATACTCTCAATACTAAGTGTATTTAATCCACCTTGCTGAACTCCATTTAACTTAATATCTTCTTGTATTGTTACTTTTAATGTTGATGCTGTAATTGTACTAGCCATTTATATTTCTCCAATTATCCTAGGTATATTTTTAGTGGTGCTTTATTTAAAACCTGTTGTTGAGACTCAGCTTGTTCTTGTTCTTGTCTTGACCTTTCTGATAAAGACACTGCCTCTAAAAATGTACTCAACTCTTCTAACAAATTTGCTTTTTCTTCTCTTCCTTCAGCTTTTAATGCTTCACCATCAAGAGCTACTTCCCCATTTGGTAGTGGCATTGAAGCATACTTACTTCTAATAATTCCCAATAGTTCTTTAGCCAAAGCTAATGTAAATTTTCTAATCCAGTTTCTACCAGCTGCATTTATTTCTTCATAAGTAATAAATTTATATGGTATATTTGATGGGTCTGATACTTTTGAGTTTGTATATGTTCTTGTTGTACTCTGTTTATCCCCTTTTAAATAATAATGAAAATATATTTTATTACCAGCGTCTGTTGATTCTGGTTTAGGAAATATTCTCATTTTATTATCCATTAACTCAAATGAGTACGCAGATTTTCTAACTAAGTCATTTGTTTCAATCGCATTTGCTCTTGCCAAATCATATGATATTGGTCTCAATATGTAAGAAACTGCTGGTGATACATTACCGAATCCAAATGAATCCAATAATTCAATATTATCATAAGTTCCAGCAAATGGGTCGTAGAATTTAGATATAGCAGCAGGTTGTTGATTAAATACTCTTTGGACTTCTAATCTATCTCCCGCCCCAATACTTGTCTCCAAAGTAGCATCACTCGTTAAATCATAAACTTGTTTAGAACTTGTTAACCCTATAGAACCACTAAACAATGTAGCATTACCACCAACAGTTACAGCTTGTCCGTATTGTTCTGATAAAGTAAATGATAAACCCATATTTGGAGACTCAGCTTGATGTGAACCCGTTGAACTAAAATTAGAACCAGTTGATGTATTACCATAATGATCCCACATCCAATTTTTTGTATTATAGTGATGGATTTGTTGTGAATATTCTGAAACAGCTTCTTCAAAACATGCGTATATTGAACCACTATTAAATTCAAGTTGCATTACTGGATGTCCAAGTTTTCTAGCCACATATTTACATATTGTTATACTATCGTTTTGAAATTCAGTATCAGTATCATAAATAGCGTGTGGTGTAGAACCAGTTACTTCTAATGCTAATGTTGGGTCTTCGTATAAAAAATTAAATTTTGACATTAATATTCTCCAAAATGGGTATTATTCTTCATATATAAATATCAATATAAACAAAAAAGGTGGATATATTTAATTATAGTTTTTTTAATTTAGGTAGTTTTACTTTTGGTTTAACATTTGTATTATTAATTTTTTTCAATGTTTTAACATCTACCGCCCATTGGATATTCATATCAATATCTAAATCTTCTAATAAATAATTTTTACCATATCTAACATCATCTTGAACTTTTTGAAGAATATACTTTTCAACATAATCATTAATTACTTTCATATTAAAATATCCGTCATCATCAAAAAGTTCATTACTAACATATTCAGACCTACTACCATCATCATTTATTGTAGCATAATGTAATGTAAATGAATTTATCAAATCATCAAGATTAAAATTTACCTCTAAATCACCATCAATAATTTCAGAAGATGATTTTTTCTCCTCTTGTTTAATTTTATTGTTCAACATTTGTTGTAACTCTTCTATCGTATAATCACTCATTCATAACCTCCATTTATATCGTTATAACTTCTTTCCATTCAAATTTATTTAATGACTCTATTTGTCTGTAACCTAATGAAAATCTATGTGAATTTGTATGAATACAATGCCAAAAAGGATTACTACAATTACCAATAACAAAATGATTTAAACTCCAACCCTTCGGCTCCCATTCAGTTATCATTTTACCATCATTATCAATATACCTTGTAAAAGAACTTTTATCATCTGTATTATAAACTAAATACCACCTATCACCTGGATAATCACAATTTGTATGCCACCCCATAAAACCATTATAACCTTTATATTTTCTATAATGTAATGGTTTATTTGAAAAACTTAAATTATCAACACCAATATCATCTGATAATATATCTGTTATTTCATTGGTTATTGCCCCAAGACCTCCATTAGCGAAAGTAAATACCACTTTATCATCAACTGCAATAAAATTATTATCTTTGTTTTTTACCGACTCATAAGTTTTTAAATCACATCTATCTATGGTATTTTTTTTAAAATATGGTGGTGGGGTTGTCCAATTTGAAAAATGATTCTCTAATTGTTCATCATTTAAGACAGGTTCAATAAAATTATTATATACATTGTCCAATACTTTAGTGTATTTTTTTAGATTAGTGGTTTGTGTAATCATATATATAAATATATAAAACAAAACAAAAAAGGGTAAGATTTTTTTCTTACCCTTTTAAGTTATTTAAAACATTTAGTTACTAATAATATTAGTTAACCGAACCAGAGAATGTTGCGTTCATAGCTCCACTTCCAAGTTCAGAACCCATAAATGCTATTCTCCACTTTCCTGCAGTTTCACAATAAAATGAAAGTTCAGCACCTACATTAGTTTGGTTATTAGTTGCAGTTGTTGATAAAGTTATTCTATTATCTACTGCTAAAAATGTAGTTGTTTTACCCAAGTTTTGAGTTGTGGTAAAATCTGTTCCAAATACACGAGGATTTATATTACCATCAGCTGCATTTATAGTTTTGATATTTAAAGTTTGAGCTTCAAAAGTATCTGTACCTGATGTTGAAATTGTTGCATTGTTACCACCATCATATTGTGCAGTAATTTTCATTACAACAAGTGTATCTTCAGCAGCTGTTGGTAAAACAAATGCATTTGTTTGATCACCTAAAGCAGCACACTCGTGATATGTATTTGCAGCGAATGTAAAACCAGAATCACAGTTTGCATCTGTTTTTGTCGCTAATGATAAACCTTTGTAATCACCAGTTACGAATCTAAGATAGTTACTTTGTAAAGCACCATCAATTATTCCACCATCTCTTAAAGATATTTCACTATCTCTTTTACTTAATTTATATTTTCCTGCTCTTTTTGCCATTATTTTTCTCCTAATGTTGAGTCACTACTCTCAGGATTGTTTAATTTTTTTATACTAACCATGTTTAGTGACTACTTTGGCTAGTAAATTATTATATATAATTCATATATAAATATCAATTATAAAAGAAAAACCCCTACAAAAGTAAGGGTTTTTCAACTAAGTTAACCTCCTTATGTTAAGAGGTTAGTAAAGAACTAATTAACTTATACTAAGTTTAAGTCTTTACAATGAATTTTACCATAAAATTCAGGTCTAATCATTTTCTTAGCATATCTTGTCATCACACCTTTTCTTGGAGTGAAGTCTTGTGGATCATATACTAATGGAGTCATGATTAGTGGTACATATGGAGAATATACAGCACCAGTTTCTAAGAAATTACTTC